ACTAAAGCTTTTCATAGTAGCCTCCGTTTTAGTTTTTGTTTTTACATTCATAAGCTTACCGTCTCTATCACGATCAGCTTTTTCTTTATCCATACGAGCTTTTTGCAAAGGTGACATCATACCTTTTGCCTGACCTTGAGGCTCATTATAAGCTTCTTTACCGTCATACTTACCAGACTTCTTAAGCTTGGCCATTACAGCTGCTTGTTGAGCTGGATTAGCAAACTTTTCAGGTAAAGGAGGAATCTTTGAGCGTTGTTTATCAAGAGGATCAGAACGAAGCTTTGCTCCACCTGGACCATCTGCACCTGCATCACCTTTTCTTAACTTACCAGAGCGTGTAAAATGATATCCTTTAGGAGCACCTTTGGTTTCACTCTGCGGTTCTCTCTTCTTGAATGTTTCCAAGCCTTTTTTACCTCCAGATGCCATTCGGTCTGCTTTGTTAGATTGCGTAGTAGCAATTCGCTTCATACCACCTTCGTTTTTCATTTTACGTCTGTCCAATTCTGCTTTAGCATGAGTATGCATAGGATGATTAGGGTTACGAGCAATAGCCGAAAGTCTTCTATTATCTAATGATTGAGGATCGTCAGATCCTAGAGCTTCTTTTTTCATTATGCTAGATCCTTATCGTGGTTAAGACCACCCTTTTTCTTTTTTGTTATAAACGCATTTACACGTGCGTGGCCCCACTGTGAGGGTGTTGTGCCAGGTCTATGACCTGTCTTCCATGCAGCAACCCCTCTTCGATAAACTTTCTTTAGGGTACCTGTTGAAATACCTGATGCTTTAGATTTCTTTTCAAAGCTATCTTCGTTAATTAAGTGCTCTTTAAAGTTCATTTCATCATCCTATTTACAAATTTTGTGTACTTAGATGGTTTAGTTTTTGCAGTAGCATCCCCCGGCGCTGGTTTATATGCAGAAGAATCATTATCAGCTTTTTTACCATGCTTCTTGAAATGTCTATCTCTAGCGATTTTAGTTGCTCTATCCAGTCCTTTATGATAGCGGGCTGGTTGAGTGCCGGGACGATCTTTAATTTCAGAATCTTGTTTAGATTCTTGAGCTCTTTTTATTTGATCTGGAGTAGGTGCTCCTTTAGCACCTTTCTTTCTCATTTTTTCACCACGACGTTTTTTATTATGAATATTATCCCACAGACCTTCAGATTGTCCAGGAGTTACTTTTTTAGCTTTTTTAGTAGATTCAGGAGTACCCCAATCAGGCTTATCTGCATACATTGATGCTTCATTAAGAGACTCTCTAACAATACCATCATTATCTTCATTAGGAAGATTAGCAACATCCCATTCTACTTTTTGATTAGGGTCTATCTTAGACACGTCGTCAAGCCAGCATCTCCACGTTTCACCTTTTGATTCTACTATAAGATAATTCGTACCAAGGTATTTTATATTGCCTACAATACCCTTTTTAGTTAGTACAACTTTTTCACCTTCTTCAAAAATATTATCTCTAAGATAAGCTTCACGTAAATCAGAGACGGGCTCTAATTGAATATGATTTTTAAATTGTTTTTCTTCTTTTAGTCCTAGCCCAGACCTTACATCATTAAATAATCGTTTTGCGTTTGAATTTGACATATTGGATGGAAGGCTTCTGGCAAACCCAGTAAAATCATTGGCTACGGCATATTCCCTCTGTTTAGTTCCGGAAGCGCCTTTTGCTCCTTCAGCATCAGAGTCTCTTTCACCTGCAGATATAATTTTTATGCCGCCTTCAAAATTATAAAATCCATGATCACCTTTTTTTCCATTATATTTATTTAAACGCACATCATACTGGGTAACGCGATCTGATCCAGCTACCATCACGGCTTTTTTATAACCCTGATCATATAAAAAAGTAAGAGCATCAAATGGAGTTTTAATTTTATTATTAAGAATAATAGAACGTGCATGCTTAGGGAACATCTTTCTAACATGCTTTACCTTATCTTTATATGGTAAGGGATTTTTCTTTTTATCATTTGATTGAGATAAAAATATTCTATATGGAGCTCTACGAGCTTTACCAGCCAATGTATCTAATAATTTACCATGACCAATAGTAGGTGGGTTCATTCTACCAAACGTAAAATAAACAACACTCTCTTCTTCAACAAGAAATTGACTAAACCGATTAATCATAGTTACCCGCGTTTTCTACCTAGTTCTGTTTGACGTAATTTAGGCAGCATTTTTTTAGCCAACCTAGTTACTCTAGGAGCCATCTTGTCAAGACGCTTTTCTATCTCTGCTTTTCTTGCGGGTGTAAGATCAACTTTCGAAATACCTTTAGTAAGTTTTTTAGCTATTGCATTACGAGCTGCTTTACGAGCCCGCTTGGCAAGAACTTTAGGGTTAGCTACTTTAGCTGCAGCTTTTTTACGACCTACTTTAAGACGTGCCTGATACTTTTTCATAGAGCGTGACTTTGCTCGTCTTTGCATCATAGTAAGAGCTTCAGTAGTATGTTTGTGTTCACAATCACAATCTGGTTTTGGATTGTCCATATCACACCCACACATTTTACATTTAGTAGCTTCTACCGCTTCTCCGGTATTACCTGTTGGAGTGTATTGTTTACGTTTTTTAGCTGCTTGCTTAATCAGGTCATCTTCACCTGGCATATAGTCCACAGCCATAAAATCTTTAAAGTTTAATTTCTTTGCCATTTAGTTCCTCGTTGGCTTATCCCATCCCTTTAATATATCTGGCGAAAAGTTGTTGTATGAAAATTCCATACGATCAACAATCTTTACCGCGTCACCACCAAGTTTATCAATTGCTACATAACCTTCCTCGCCGGTTACTTTATAACCACTACGAGTCTTAACAAATGTTTTCACTTTACTTAATTTATTAAGGTTATTTATAAGTTTTAATTTTGCCAGTACAATAACTTTTTGTAAGTCGAACATATATTTGAGACTGTTTCTATTTTTAGAAGAAAAGAAATCTAGTATTTCATTTAGTTTTTTCTGCTGAGCTTCTTTACCTTTATCACTCTTACGCTTATCTATCTCTTTTTGATATCTAGCGCTGATCCACTTGATAAGTGCGGTGACATGTCTGTTGGTATCTCCAATGATTTGGCCTTCTCTAACGAAGGTGTTGTTAAACTGCTCCACGAGACGGGCAAGCTCTTTGTTGGATTCCAGTTGTCGTAAAGTTGATCCTGCGATTTGATTGAAAATAAATCCAGCTTGCGAAAGATATTCATTAACAATTTCTGTTTCCTTTTTACTCATAGTAACATTAGTTAAATCTCTTAACATTGCATCTTGTGACCACACATCTTTTGTTGACTTAAGCTTGGAGACATCAACTCCGTACGAAGCTCGCATAGACTCGAAGGTGTTACCTTTATAGGTTGTGTGCCACACAATACCAATTTTTGCTGACTTAACAGCCTTAGCTCCATCCGACTTTGCTGGCAGCGCATATACGATAGTATTTGGATGAAATGTAATATATTTTTCCCCTTTAATAGTAGCAGTAGATAAATCGCTTTTACTAAAGAGAAAGTCTCCCTGAATGACTCCTTTAATACCTAAGGCTGGAAGATACTTAAGAGCATCTTTGAGTTTAATTGCAAGATCACCAGAAGTGTCAGCGTCCACGTCAGCATTAGACTTATAGACCTTAGGATCTTTATTGAAGATTCCTTTCTTAGCAACAAAGAAATTCCCATCGCGGGGATCAATGCCAGCAAAGATGGCAGGTGCTCCGTCCCACTTAACGCTGACAGATCCATCATGAACTCCTCCTAGCATATCTCTAAGCGATCTCAAAGCTAATATTGCTTCTCTTGTTCCTTTTACTCCACCGTAGATAACTTTATCTTCAATGTGAGTCATATGTGTATTTTTAGACTCTGTAATATAATTTTTAAAATTGTCCATTTTATCTCGATTCTACTTTCACGTACACTGAAGCATCAGAGCTTTTTGACCCTGCATAATTTATTAAATGAGATACAAACTTATCTCTCTGAGTTTGATTAGATCTCATAAGCGCATCAGCAATATATGTGATACCTAAGTTAGCGTGGATTCGACCTCCATCTGATTCAGCAATACCCGACATAAACTCGTCTTTCTTTATATCAGAATGAATCTTAGATAGCATTTTATAAAACGCTTCTGCTTTTGATTTATTCTTACCACCCTCCATACTACGCGCATCAGCTACTAGCTGCCTATTAGTAGGAAGAGTTTTATTCATATAAACTTTTGCTGCATATTCAATTTGAGAATATCCAGCTCTGCCACCTCTTGCACCCTTACCTTGTATCTCTACGTTAAGAGCGGCAAAGTTAGCTGGGGCTCTCATATCCATCTTTCTACTACCATCAAAGAAGATAAATCCATACTTTGATTTCCAGAACGTAGATCCATCTGACTTAAGTTTAACTGAAGAAAACTTATGACTATCTTGCTCTGCTGTAGTTAAATTGTATTCTGTATGTTTGGCTTTCTTCTTAAGACTGTTAACCTGTTTTAAAGAGATGCCTATAATCTTTTTATCTTTATAAGCTTTAATAAGAGACGCGTTAAGAGTTTCAATAGAAGAATCATCTAATACAGAAGAAATGTTAACACCTTTTTCTACCGCCCAAATATCTCCTGGATTCCATTTGTCGTCTGTTAGCACAGGTTTATTGCTGTTTTTAAATGCATTCTTTTTCATATTATAGATTTTCTTCATAACAGAAGAGCCTCTATGAAAGATATGTTTTTTATTAACAAACTTCTTATCAATAAGATACTCAGCAGAAACATATGCAGAGTAATGCCAAGCAGGATCAATCTTCATAATCTCTACAAATGTAGCATCTACATTAATATCATTATAGGAGTCTTTAAGTAGCTCTGGAGTAAAATGAGGAAAGTCTGGCTTACCTCTTTCTCTCAACATAGCTGCTAAGTATAGACATTGCAGTGATTCACCTTTAGCTGTATTCCCTGTAGCTCCTTGACCTTGTCCTTTACCTCCGAAAGCAGGAGATTTACCAATCTTATTACTCTCTACAGTACCGCTTTTAAGATCGAGTACAAAGGTTGCTGAGGGACCAGACGGACCTGCTTTAATGAAATCATCTATTCTATCTAAATTAGTTTTATTATTTTTTATATGAAGATCTTTACCATTCATATCACTTACAGGATCACCGTCTCTAATAATATCTTTAAGCTTGTTAAGACGGTCATTACCATATTTGAACCATTCACCTCGTGACATGCTTCCAAACATAGTAGCCTCCGCTATAAAAAATTTAAAACTTTTCATGATACCCTCTGAAGATATATGGAGTATTTATAATAGTAAAAAAGGCCCATCGGGCCTTATTTTGTCTTGATATAAATGGAATCCTTTTTCTTTAAAGCTTTTGCTTGATATCGCTCATATCCAGAATCGATAAGGTCTTGATTAAGATTAGCCACAATCTGAGATATTTGTTTCCAATCTTCTTCTGAGCATTCTACTCCTAACAATTCAGGTTCTCTTTCACTGTTTACAAGTTTCATTATACATCCTCTTTATAAATTCATGATAACGCTCTTGAGTTTCTGCCGTAGAAGTCCACTCATTACTAGTCAACTCTGCAATGCGTTTATATGCTGCATATCTAGCAGCAGTCTCTTCAGCAAGCTGACGCTTAAGCATTTCAATCTGTTCAGCTTGCTGAAGAAGAATCTTGCGATTCTTCTCCGCTTCCATTTCATCAGGCAGCATTAGCGAACTCCACTGCCTTATTAGCTGCTTTTAGCTTACGAGACTGGTTGATACCGAACCATGCAGACTGCATACGAGTATCAGCTGAACGACCCATCTTATGATCAGTCAAGTAAGTAACCGAGTTAAGAGCCTGCCACCAGGTTCCTTCTCCATACTGAGCACCAGGCTGAGTATAAAGCAAATCCATAGCTGCACGAGCATTCTTAGAAAGATCTTCTACCTTAGTAGGAGCTTCTGCTTGCTTATGAGTATATGGAAATACTTCGTTATAATACTGAATAAGAGACTCAGCAGAGAAGCGACGAGTAGATAAGAACTCAGCCATCTCTTTATACTGAGCAAACTTCTCTGAAGCAATACCCATTTGCTGCTTAACCATATCAGCGTCAAACTTAGAACGATGACCGACCTTAACAAAGTTCTTAGAAGAAGACTGCAAAGAGAAGGTTAATGTATTATTGCATACAACACGAATGGGAGTAAACCTAACGTCAACAGCCTTACCATATTCGTGAGGATTGCTAAACAGTAGATAGGAGTCGACTTGGTCTTGTCCAAGGATATCAAAAGATTCTTTAACTTTAGCGAGGGCAAATACATTCTTTCCACCTTTCAAAGATCCAGCAGTATTCATTTCCATATCACCAGCAAGTACATACTCACTGAAGAACTCAAACGCTTCTGCGTTCTGAACAGGATTCCAATCATCACCAATAACATCTAGTACTTTACTATCATTAGAGCGTACCAGAGCATGCTTATTTACTGTTTGCAGCTTACCACCGCGATTAGTAAAAGATAGAGGCATTTTTTCTACTTCCCAATCCAAACCAGCTTTAGCCATAATCTGAGCAGGAGTAAGATCATTAGAGACCTCTACACCCAATCCATGCCATGGCTTATCACCAGCATATGCCATTTGAGCTTGACCATCGATCATTTCTACTTCATGTGCCATTATACAGACTCCTTCATTTCTTTTTCAATACGATTTACATTTGAGATAAGATCAGAGATAATCATATCTAGTTCAACTTGCATATCTGATTTAGACATACCGAAAGTATTAGAGCGACGCAACAAACTAGAAAGTTTCTTCTGCATTACTAAGGTATCTTGAATATCAGTCATAATCATCATAATCATATCTCCTCATTTGATAACTTATTATAGGATACTTTTGAACTAAGTGCAACTGTTTTTTTAACTTTCAAAAGAAAGTTTAAAAGCTAGAGGGTAAACAAATTTCATCAAAATTGGAGGTTGTTTATTGATGGGTGAGTTTTCTCCTTTTACTAGATTTGTATCAAGCATTAACTGCTCTGCCCAAAAGTAAATTTTATCTTTATTTTTTTTAAAGTATGCTTTTTCAAACTCACTGGGATTTGCCATTTCTAACTCTCCTATTGATATCTTATCATAGGCTCTTTTTGAACTAAGTGCAACTGTTATTTTTACATATCTGCATATTTTTTGAACTTATTTCGAAACATATCTGCATCTTGCTTATATTCAAAATGAAATGTGTGTTCGTATACATCCGTCCATCCAGTCATATCCCACTGCTGCTTCATCATCATTACCTTACAAAAATCCTTACCTTGCAAGCCTAGATCAGAATGAAGCCGCACCGAATAGCAGCCTGCTCGCTGCCATCGTTGCTTATATTCAAATATTTCTATAGGAGTCATGCAGCTTCTAACCCTGAAATCGACCAGGCTTTGCCGCCATCAAGACGACTCATTTTAAGCATAGCATATTCATTAGTATCGTGTAATTGCCAATAGTATTCACGAGCTTTACTATGAGTCATGCCAGAAATAAAATGTTGCAATTGATATTCGCCATTCTTAAAAAAGAAGGCTTCGACTTTCCAATACATACCTTTATGCATAGTCATACTCCTTATAATCGACGATCTCTGCGAGATCTTTTATTAACTGCTTACCATAGTCGGTAAACAAAATACCTTGCTCCCAAACAAAATGCTCTACATCTTGAATGTGGTAGAAAGTCTCTGTCCCAGACATCCACAAAAGAGCGTTAGTGCGATTACCAGCACCTAGCTCAATAATATCTTGGATACGAGCTTCAAACTTCTCGATAGCGACTACTTCAGCTGCTTTCTCAGCCTTAGTATTTTCCTCAAGCTCATCACAGAGAGCGTTCCAAAGCTCTTGCTTTTGGCGAGGAGTACGATCATTCCAATCGTCCATCAAAGAGCCACGAGGACGAAATCCATA